TGATATGAAAAAAGAGATAAAGCGAGTGATTAGAGACGGCCTTGTGAACGGAAAAGGAACAAGACAAATAGCTAAAGATTTAAAGCATGTCTTTGATGCTCGTAAATGGCGTTTGAATGCTATAGCGAGGACAGAAACAATGAGAGCGAGCAACTATGGAAGATATGAAGCATGGAAGAAAAGTAGAGTGGTAGTAGGCAAGGAGTGGGTTACTGCCTTCGATGATAGGACTTGTCCAGAATGTGCTATTTCCGATGGAGACCAAGCTCCGTTAGAAAAACCTTTCCGCAACGGCGTATTAATGCCTCCACTCCACCCTAACTGTCGCTGTACTGCTGTCCCAATTATAGACAGAAGTTTAGCCGGGCTGGAGAAAGGCCGTTACGATGATGAAAAGAAATATATCAAACCAAAGCGGAGAGAGCTGAGAGTGAAGTCCATTGAGGCAGCTTATGCTAAGCTTTTGCTTTCCACGTTTAGAGATGCGTTTAAAGAGATTATCGCCGTCTGGGAGCGATACGGGAGGCTTTTATCATGACCGGCACGGGCATCTTTCTAATCAACTTCGATAAAATCACGAAGAAAGTAAAGATGGAAAAAGAGCTGAACAAGGCAGTAGAAAGAATAGCTTTCCTTATCGAGGGCGAAGCAAAGAAAATCTGTCCAGTAAGGACGGGACGCCTGAGGGCGAGCATTCACACGGGCAAAATAGAAGACGGCGTTTACTACGTAGGCACAAATGTCCACTATGCTCCTTATGTCGAGTTTGGAACGAGAAAGATGGCTGCACAGCCTTATCTTAGGCCAGCAGCTAAGAAGGTAGTTAGTTTAGTAAAAATGAAAGGGATAAAAGCTTTTATCGGGTGATTAGATGGCTACGTTTGACTTAAAAGACCTCGAAAAAATGCTGAATTCCATTATCTCGATAATCAGCGGAGTACTTAAGGTTGATACTCTCTCTTCAGAAAAAACTATTACTGATGAAATAATTACTTCTACCGAATCAAGCCCTTATACTATTTTAACGCCCACTTCGGGTAAAACAATATCAACAAGAGGAGTAACGATTAATACGGACAGCTCTGGGGGAGAAATAGCAGTAAAGTTCGCAAACAGTGGTGAGTTGATTTATAAAGTTTACATCGGCAAGTTTAGAGGACAGGTAGATGTAGGGCTAAATAAAAAAGGAGCAGTAAATGAGCCAATAGTAGTAGAATGGACAGGCGTCGATAACGGAGCTAAAATATTCGTTGCTCTTACTTATAAAGAAGAGTAAAGGTGGTGAAAATGGTAGTTGAAGAAGTAGTCGCACAATACGGTATTGCTGGAGGAGCTTTAGTTTTAATGTATCTGATGTACAAAGCAAACCTTGAAGCTATGGGTAAGCTCAGTGATGCTCTTGATCGGCTAAATGAATCCTTTCGTGACCTCAAAGAAGAAATAAGAGTTATGAAGGAAGAAATAATAAGGAGGGATGGATAACGGCGAAGCAGAAATTTATTTTCGCACAGAGGATAGAAAAGGGCGAACTGCAGAGAGAAGGCAGCATTGTCCGGCTACCACTTAGCACTATTCTAACCGAAGGAGAGCATAACGGAATTTTATTCTTAAGGGAAGAAATCGAAAAAGCAAAGTTCCCAGAAGCTTTCCCGCTGACGCTTAACCATTCAAGGGATGTAATCGATGAAGTTGGATGGTGGGAAAGTCCAAGAGTAGAAAACGGCAAATTAAGAGCTATCCCGGTTATTAACTTAGAAACAGCGAAAGGAGAGGCAGCTTTGGGCTATGTAAAGAATAGGCTTCAAGCAGGCTTAGTTCCCGAGGTCAGCGTCGAGGTATGGGTAACGATAGACCAAGACGACGATGGTAGAAAGATAGCAAGAGAGTTAGAGATAGATAAGGCGTCCCTCGTCGATAGAGGGGCATGTGGCCCGGACAAGGGCTGCGGGATTGGATTAGAAAAAGAGGAAAAAGGAGGGATCGAATTGGGAGTAGTCCCGAAACATCCATGGAGATACGGAAAAGACGCCGAAAGTTCATGGAGCAAGCCAAGTCTCGGCGATTTTACTTCTAAGAGCTGGGGAGAGCTAAGCGACAGCGAAAAGAGGAGCATAGCAGGCCACTATGCATGGACTCCACAGAATCCACCTGAGAGGTTCACCGACTTAAAACTACCACACCACAGGCCAAAAGACCATGCTGTCATCTGGAACGGAGTAAGAGCAGCGATGGCTGCTTTGCTCGGAGCAAGAGGTGGCGTTGATATCCCAAGTGGAGATAAAAGAGCAGTCTATAACCATTTGGCTGCTCACTATAAAGAGTTCGACAAAGTTCCACCGAAAGTTACTTTCTCCGAGGATGGAGAAATAATTGAGGTGTTATGGATGGAAGAGGAAGATAAGAAAGAGTTCGAGCAGAAAGAAGAAGTAAAGAAAGAAGCAAAAGAAGCAAAAGAGATGCAAAATGAAGCAAAAGAAGAGCAAAAGAAAGAAACTCCTTGCAGCGAGGAAATAGAAGCTTTAATCAAAGCAAAGGACGAGGAAATAGCTAAGTTAACGGCTGAGCTTGAAGTGCTTAGTGTAAACTACCGTAAACTCGAGGAACTTTACGCTAAAGCAGAAGAGCAGATAAAAGCTTATGAAGAGAAAGAGAGAAAAGCTCTTATCGAGGAAATCAGAAAGTATAATCCAGAATTCACAGGCGAAGGAAAGAGCATCGCCGAGCTGAAGGAACTTTTAGAGTTTATAGGAGGGATTAAAGTTTTGTCTGGGCGTAAGTCTTTGGTTATTTCGCCCGAAGAGGAGAAAAAACCCGAGGAAAAATATGAGGAGATTTTGAGAAAGAAAGTAGAGGAATTAATGAGGAGGGATTGAGAAATGGTAGATGTAGCTAAACTACAAAAAGAGTTTGAGGAACTGGCTAATACAACTACAAGCGACATAAGTGCTATTATAAAAAGCGAGGTCTTTGCCAAGCTTATAGTAGAGGAAGCTACTAAGGGCAGACTTCTGGCCGGCGTTATCGCTGCAAGCCAAGAAGACCTAACCAAAGGAGACGGTGATACCGTAAAAGTAAGAGTCTTTCCAAAGATAACCGTCGCCCAGACCGCAGAAGGGGATATAAATGAAGCAGCAGCTTATAAGCCTTTCGCTTCCACAGTTACAATTAACAGATACAGCGTTACCGTTCCTGTTACAGCCGAGAGCCTCTATGAGGCAAGCGTTGACCTTCAAGCACAGATAGTAAGTGCCATCGCTAAAGGATGGGCCGACAAGATGGATGAAGTCATAGTAAGCAAGCTCGATCTTGGAGCTGCAACCGGTACAAGCTATACTCCTGCCGCTAAGGCAGAACTCGCTACTGCTGGAAACCTCGAAGATGTTTACGAAAAGATAAAAGACGCAAGAGATGAGCTTAGAAAGAAGGGCTGGAAACCTGATATTCTTGTTTGCGGCTACGACGTAGCCCAACAACTCATAGCCGAATACGAAAGCAACCTTAATAGGAAAGTCATCCAAGTGGACGAGGACGGCAACCTAAAGAGCGTCTATGGCCTTAAAGTAATAGTTACTCCATTCGCTCCCGCAGTTGACGATACAGCTGACGCTGTTATAGCTGTAGTTCTTGACAGTTCAGTTGCTGTTGTCGAGGCAAGAGGTATGCCTGCCAAGTTCGAGGAGAAGAGAGAGCCAGAGTACGACCTTTACAAAGAAGTATTTAACGCCTACTGGGGCGTTGACGTCGTAAAAGCAGACCTTGACAAAGACACTACAGCAGAGGCTATTGGTATCGCCCAAGTATGTAACCCGTCTGGAGCATGATGACCCTTTAGTTTTTTCTTTTCCACTTTGAATTAATTTTTAAGGAGGGCAAAAAATGGCATACGGAGACATTAACGTCGTAAGGCAGTTAATAGGAATTACAAGCGAGGATATTAGCGACGCTGACCTTACAGCGATTTTAAATGTAGCAGAAAGGACAGTAATGAAAGAGATAATGAGCGAGGTAACGAGAGAAGAAGTTTACGCCCTCGATAGCGAGAGACTTACTTATCAAGTGAAACATTATCCTATCGCTGATAAAAACCTTGATGGAGTGGTAGATACCAGCGATGTAAAAGTAGAAGCGAAAAGCTCGACGCTCAGCTTTAACATGTGGCGTGAGCTAACGATATCAGATATTAAAGCAGAAGACGGCCTTATTCTCCTAAACTCGGCCCCAGAGTCAGGCGAAAGAGTATTTGTTTCATACGCTTATATTCCTCCGACTGTAACAAATGATGATCTTAATGATTTGGTCAATTACTTAACCGCTCACCTTGTGAGTCTTAGACTTGAAAACCCTGACACCTTAGCGATTAGCGACCTCGAAAAGAACGCCTTGGTGGTTAAAAAAGAAGAATATAAATTTTTGAAGGCATATAAAGCGAAAAAGCGGGCCGTTCTTGGAAAGTATAACTTCAGAGCGGTGAGCATCTGATGATAGACATAAGAAATGAGCTTAAAAATCTGCTTTCGCAGATAACTTATACCGACGCTAACAGCCAAACTCAAAACGTAAACGTCTATTTCGAGACCGACGTTAATAGTAATAACCAAGTTAGATTTACCACTCCGGCCTTAATCATCAGAGGCTTAACTGAGAGGTTAAACCCGGTTGATATAGGCTGGACTTATTATGAAGAAGAGGGCGAAATCGACGTTTCGCTTTGCTTAAAGCTACGCTCTACAAATTATGACGCTTATTCGGTTAGAGATGAGATAACAGCTCAAATTGAGAGCTTAATAAAAGATAACAAAACTGGAATCGGAAACGCTGATTATTTAATCCTTTCAGATGTGAGAGATAGAGATTTTTTAGAAGAAAAAGGCACGCTCCGGCGTGATTTTACCATAAGCGTATATCGTAAAGGAGGTTAGATAAATGGCAAGGCAATGGATTAAGATAGGTAATATAAGCGGAGGAGACTCTTATATCGGAGTGCTGGCGAAAAGCGACAGCCTAAAACTCGAAAAAGAAGTAAACCCAATCGAGACGATAAATAAAATCGCTCCGCTCGACGTTAGAGAAAGCAAGCTCGCAGTAGAGGGCGATATCGAGATAGAGCTGACCGGCGAGGATGGGATAGGCGAACTTCTTTACGCTTTCTTCGGCCAAGTTCAAACGACAGACAACACAGACGGCTCTTATCAGCACGACTTTACTCTAAAAGACAGTGGTCTACCCGAGCTCACCATCATTAAGCAAGTTGGCGGAGTTCAGGAGAAATATGAAGGAATGAAGGTCAGAGCGATAAATATAAGAGCACACGGGAACGGAGAACTCACCTGTTCCGTGTCTTTCATCGGGAAGACCGGCTCGCTAACAAGCGGAGAATCCGAGGCAACTTACGACCAAGCTCCACCACTCAAAATCGTTAGTTCTACTGCTACGTGGGGAGGAGCAGATGTTAAGATAGCCCACGCTGAGATAAACCTTGAAAGGGACATCGCCGACGATGGTTTTCTGCTTAACAGCGACAGCGGGAGGTCTCTACTTCCAGAAGGCAGATTTAGCGGGAGGGTTACAATTGACGTCTTAGCCGACGATGACACAATAATTAACGATTTTGTAAACGGTACAAAGAAGGAGTTTAAGATAACTCTTGTCGGGGAAACGGTAGGAAGCGGCTCAAACAAATACACTCTTGAAATTACATTCCCGAATGCAGTTATCGTTTCGAGAGAAAAGCCAACCGACGTGGCTAACCAGCTTCTTATCGAAGACGTCGAGATCATGGCCCTAGACGACGGCGTAAGTGCTGTAACTGCAAAGCTAATTAACTCAATAGAGGCCTATCCGAGGACTTGAAGCTCTTTCCTTTTTTCTAATTGAAATAGATAAGTAGAATAAGGAGGTAATGCTCATGGAAGAGGTAATTATAAACGGAAAGAAGTTTATGGCAAGAGAGCCGACTGGATATGAAGTAGATAAATTCATCGTTGAATTCTTAGACGATAATCTAGAGCCGATTAAGGAGAAACTCCCCGAAGCAAACGTCGCACTCATTAAAATGGTCTTCGGCCTTAGTGAGGAAGAAATTAAACAGCTCCCGAATTCTATTTACAGAAAGCTTACCGAGATGGCAGGGAAATATATCGCTGGCCTAAGCGAGGATGAGCAAAAAAAGTAAAGCTCCTCGCCAAGCGAATTCTCATAGATAAGCCTTATTTCTTTTTAGCCAGCGAGAAGGAAGCGACGCTAATCAAGTGGAAGTTAATGAGGCTCAAGCTCGCTCAGTATTTCCACGTTTTACCCAGCGAACTTGAAAAAGTGTCTGATAAGGTGTTAGAAGAATGGTCTGTTTTAATCAGCGTAATGAACGAGGTGGAAGGCGAGAGTTATGCCAGA